ATCTAACGGTGCAATTGCTGCGGATACAACTAATGTTGTTATTCCTGCAAATTCTCAAATCATTGATTGTGTGATTGATGTTATTACTGCGGCAAGCGGAGCTACCAACCTAAGTGTTGGAGATACCGTAGGTGGCGCAACATCTATCCTTAACACTTTTGCTATCGGAACTTCTGCGGGCCGTAAATACCCTACTACGCAAGCGGGAGCCGCATTGGCGTGGGAAGATACCGGAACGGCAGATATTCGTTTGACCGTAACAAACTCTGCCGCAACTTCTGCGGGTGAGGTTCGGGTTACAATTCTGTACGCTCAAAACAACAATCTTGGATAAGAGGTTGTAATGGCTAACTCAGATGTAAGATCAAAACGTCTGACTGGAACGGGCGGGGCCTCTGTAGGTCGTGCCCGCTTACGTCAGATACAGGTTTTGACCAGTTCAGGCGGCGCAGGCCGCTTAACTCTCACTGATGGAAATGGCGGCAGCACTGTTTTAGATCTGGATTTTTTAGCATCTGATTCTCACTCTGTTAACATTCCAGACGAAGGCTTGTTATTTACCAGTGACATACATGTCGGAACAGCGACAAATGTTACGGCATTAACTATATTCTTTAGTTAGGAAACAAAATGGCAGGAAATGAGGTAGTGGCGGTTCACAGACACACCACGGGTTCTTTTGCTATTGGTCGGGGCCGTTTAATGGGGTTTTTGATAAACCACTCCTCTGGTGCAAGCGGGGATGTTGTTATTTATGACAATGCATCCGCCTCTTCTGGCACAGAAGTTTTGGAAATAGACGAGAAGACGCAAGGTATGTTTGGCATGGAATTACCCGGCGATGGAATTTTGTTTTACAATGGTCTTCATAGCACTTTGCCTTCAAACATTACCTTAACTCTGTTTATACAAAAGTAAGATGGCGGAAAAAAAGAAAAAAAGCTCTATGAAGGGTCACAGTATAAAAGGGGGGCATAAGCGTCCCACCAAGTCGGGCGCGGGGATGACTAAGAAAGGGGTTGCCAAGTATAGACGGGATAACCCCGGATCTAAACTTAAAACAGCCGTTACAGGAAAGGTCAAAAAAGGAAGTAAGGATGCCAAGCGTCGTAAGTCCTTCTGCGCCCGTTCTGCGGGACAAATGAAAAAATTTCCCAAAGCGGCAAAAGACCCTAATTCAAGGCTGAGACAGGCCAGAAAGCGTTGGAAATGTTAGATCGTCCGTTATTAGTTGTTGGTTTGTCCACGAGTATGGGTCTTATTGGTGCGGTATCTTACGCGTGGGCTAGCTGGACAACAGAGACGCTTATATCTGTGGACAAGCGCACCGAAGTAATGGCAAGTCAGATTGAATACATAAAATTAGAGATGGAGAAAGCCTATGGCGGCAATGTCCAAGCGTACAAAGCAGAATAAAACCCCCAAGGGTTTAACCTACTTTCGAAAAGGTGGGGAGGCTTCATCAAAAAGCAAAGGAAGTAAGATCTGTCCAAAGGGTAAGGCTTGGGCGCAGCGCACGTTTGATACATATCCGTCAGCATACGCTAATATGGCTGCTTCCAAATATTGTAAGGATTCGAATTATGCTAAGAAGTCTAAGGGAAAAGCTTAAATGGGCGAGCTTAAAAAATGGCGTGATCAGAATTGGGTTAGGATTAACTCAAGCGGTGAAATCGCTGGGAAATGCGGTACGTCTAAGGATAAAAAAAATCCTGACCGTTGTCTTCCTGCGTCCAAAGCACGATCCCTCTCCAAAAGCGAAAGAAGATCCACCGCTGCAAAGAAAAAGCGTGAAGGCGCAAAAGGAAAAACCGTCGTCAAAAACACAAAGGCCGCGGAAGTCCAAAACGCCAGATTCGGCGGCGAAATCACGCACCAAAAAGACAAAAGAAAAACCCCGCGCCCGAAAAACGGCAAAGTAGTAGCAAGAGGTTGCGGTAAAGTGCTTTCCAACCGACGTAAGTTTACGTCGGGGTCAGTGAGTACGTGATGCGCGTTGAGTTTTTTGAACCCAAACTAGAACAAGGAATTGTCCGCGAAATACTTCAGTGGTCAAAAGATGTTTTAGAAACAAACAGTTCTTTTTTTGGAGGTCTGCCGCCCTGTCCTTATGCGCAAAAGGCGTGGACAGACCATAAAGTATCTATCATGTTTAAATACGAGCCTAGTTTTCAGGTTTTGTATACGTCCATCTCTCAGTTTGACGATAACTTTGAACTTAACATAATAGTGGATATAAACTATGAGCAAGATCCAGAAAATTTTCACGAATATTTGCATAATCTCAATGGGTGCATTGCTGACGGGATGTTCATTGATAGAGATATTTGGTTAATGGGTTTTCACCCGGATGATGAACCGAATGATTTTGTTGCGGAGCCTTCTGAAACGTTTGAACCCGTTGTAGATCAAGAATATGCTATGATATTTGTACAACGGCTGAGTAAGTTGCAAGAAAGCGCAGACAAACTTGCAAAAAGAGGGTATTATAAGCCTTACGAAGAAGATTACAACGCCAAGGAACTATTTGAACACAGGCATCAACTGTATAGGAGACTTAGAAATGGCAATGCGTCCTAAGAAGAAAATGCGGGCTGGCGGCATGGTTAAGAAGATGCGCGGCGGTGGAATGGTAAAAAAGATGCGCGGTGGTGGAATGGTTAAGAAGATGCGCAAGGGCGGAATGGTAAAGAAGAAGTAAAATGGCTGTATCTGGAAGCACAGATTTTGAGCTTGACGTAGCCGAATACGTTGAAGAAGCCTTTGAGCGCTGTGGGCTTGAGGTTCGTACTGGTTACGACCTCAAAACCGCTAAACGTTCTTTAAACCTGTTGCTTGCGGATTGGGCAAACCGTGGGTTAAATCAGTGGACTATCAAACAACGTTCGGTAACGTTGGTTGTTGGAGATGGTGCGTATGATCTGGGAACGGACGTTATTGACGTTCTTTCGGTGGTTGTTCGGAGAGATGGGACGGATTACTCTCTTGAACGTTTAAGTCGCGATGAGTTTTTAAACATACCGACAAAGACAACACAGGGCCGACCCAATCAGTTTTTTTTAGACCGCCAACTTACACCAAGTTTAAAAGTTTGGCCTACTCCTGAAAACACAACGGATGTCGTTATTTATGATGCCTTAACCCGTATAAATGATGCAGATATTTACACAAACACGATGGACCTGCCTTTTAGGTTTTACCCCTGTTTGGCTGCGGGTTTAGCTTATTACATTGCCTTAAAACGAGCGCCTAATAGAGTTCAGCTTTTAAAAGCAGTTTATGAAGAAGAGTTTGATCGCGCGGCTACCGAAGACCGTGATAGATCTTCGTTTAATGTTGTTCCGAAACACGAATATTATAGAGCAGGTTAATGGCTAAATTTGCTTCAGGAAAACACGCTTATGCTATTTCGGATCGAAGTGGTCAGCGATACCGTTATCGTGATATGAAGCGAGAGTGGAATGGTCTTCTAGTTGGTCCGGATGAATACGAACCAAAGCACCCACAATTGGGGCCGTTTAGAAAAGTAAATGATCCCCAAGCGTTAAGAAATGCTCGGCCTCAGTCTAAAAACCCTGTAAGTAAGTTTTTAGTCGTTACTACTAACGGTATTGTTTACTTGGGCAATGGAAACTGGTCTACAACCGCAGGGGCGGAGTTGCCGTCTGAGCTTGAAAACACAACAGAATTAGTAGGTTCTGTTGGGACAGTTACGGTGGTGATCGCATGAGTTTTACATATGCTCAATTAAAAACTGCAATACAGGACTACACTGAAAACGACGAAACATCGTTCGTGACTAATATCCCTGTTTTTATTAGATTAGCTGAAGAACGCGTTCTCAAGAATGTTCAACTTAGTTTGTTTCGAAAAAACGTCACAGGAAGTTTGACGATTAACAATCAATACTTGGCGATGCCTAGTGACTTTTTAAGCCCCTTTTCGTTATCGTTTGTAGACGGAAACTCTGAGATGCAGTTTTTAGAGTTTAAGGATGTTGATTTCATTCAAACATACAACCCTAATTATGTTACAACGGGAAGTCCTAAATATTACGCCGTTTTTGATGTCAGTAATTTTATCTTGAGCCCCACTCCGGATGCTTCTCGTGCGGTTGAATTGCATTATTTTTATCGCCCCGCAAGTTTAACTTCGGGAGCCGATTCTGGAACAACATGGTTAAGTGAAAATGCTGAACTAGCTTTGCTTTATGGAAGTTTAGTAGAGGCTTACACTTACATGAAAGGTGATTTAAACCTTATGCAGCTTTATGAAAAGCGTATGGTTG